ATCAAAGAAACGATTAGGTTCTGCTTTGTATCGACATCACAGAAACCAGAGACTCTCGACTTATTAAAGCGAGTGGTAGCGGCAATTAATGGTCAAGATGTGTTAACAAGGCTAGAAAACATTATCTGGCATTCGAGACAAAATAAGTTCAAATACGAACCGATACATAATGCTTTCTTCGATACCCAAGATCGATACACCGAGATACTTGAACCGCACGTATCCAACATCACTCTTGATGAACTGTCTCCGTTCGCAGAATTCACACTACGCTGCGAGTTAAAACTCATTTGGGATGTTATGTATGGCTCCGTTCAATTTGAACATATTCAACCGCTTCTAAAACGTGCGGAATCATCTCTTAACGGACTGTCCAAAGTAATTAAGGTTAAAACTAACGGTAATTAATGTTAGTAGAATTTCCGAAATGGTCGGAGTATGTAAGCCCGAACTTTGTAACGCCTTTTTTATTTGAGGGGCGTTATTTGGTTATGTACGGGGGTAGGGGTTCTGGTAAGTCTGTTACTGCTGCCCGCAAGATCATATACAAGCTAATAAGCGAAAACTATTTTAAGGGCGTTTGCGTTCGTAAGACTTATAACACGCTAAAAGACAGCTGCTACGAAACGATAAAAGCTGAAATTGAATATTTAGGTCTTTCTGAGCTTTTTAACTTCAAACTAAGCCCACTTGAAATAGAAACGATACACGGCAACAAGCTTATTTTCAGGGGTATGGACGACCCGCACAAAATAAAATCTATCAAAGACCCGAACTTCGTATGGTACGAGGAAGGCAACGAGCTAGAAGAAAAGGATTTTATTACTATGACTACTTCGGTAAGGGGTAGGGCTGAGTATATGCAGGAAATTTTTTGCTTCAACCCAGAGACAGGCGGAGACTATAAAGACCACTGGATTTATAAACGCTTCGGCTTTGGCGACCATATAGAAAGCAGCTTTGAGACTACTACAGAAATAGAATTAGAGGAAGGCGAAAGCATTACGCAGGCGGTACACGTTCACCATAGCACTTACAAGGACAACCCATTTTTACCCCCTGAATTTATAGCCAACTTAGAGGCCATGAAAAAGACAGACCCTTATTACTATAGGGTTTACGTTTTGGGCTTATTTGGTAATAAGAAAGTAGGGCAGCAATTCTATAAAGGCTTTGAGCCTAATAGAAACACAGAAAAAACACACCTTAAAGCGGGGCTTCCTGTTCATATATCTTTTGACGAAAACGTTAACCCTTACTTACCTGCTGCAATATTCCAACTAGAGAACGGGCAGCTTAGACTTATTCACGAAATAGCTATGAGGCACCCTAAAAACACGGTTAGAGACATTTGCAACGAAATAAAGCACTATCTAAGGGGGCATAACGAACCGGTATATATTTACGGGGACGCTTCCAGTAGAAAACAAGACGTAAAACTAGAAAAGGGGCAAAACTTTTTTAAGATCATTTTAGGAGAGTTAGAACAGCTTAAACCACAGTTAAGAGTACCTACGAAAAACCCTTCTGTAGCTATGCGGGGGCGCTTCTTAAATGAGGTATTTGAAAAGCGAATAAAAGACGTCGAAATAGTTATAAACGAAGACTCTAAGCTAACTATTGAAGACTTGCTATATACTCAGGAAACACCGGAAGGGACAAAGCACAAAGAAAAAGGAAAAGACAAAGAAACGGGGGTAACATTTGAGAAGCGGGGACACTTTAGCGATATTTTAGACTATATAGCTATCGAACTTTTTAAAGACAAATATAATTCGTATATTAACGGCGGTTCTATAGTACCTTTGACAATTGGTAAACGTAGACTAAACACAAAACACCGTTTTTAAAATGCAGTTTCTAACTATAGCAGACTTCGATAAGCAAATAAGAAGCGACAATTTAGACAGAATAATAGACTCTAATAGCGTAATATTAGACGACGCAGAAGCAAGCGTAATATTAAGAGTTACAGGCTTCTTAAATGGCCGTTTTGATATGCCGGCAGAATTTGCTAAAACAGGAACCGACAGAAACGCGCTTCTTATTACGCTAATGGTAGACTTAGTTTTATACGACATTCACAGCAGAATAAACCCTAGAAACATACCAGAACTTAGAGCGCAAAGAAGGGACGAGGCCGACGACCTACTAAAGAGAACCAACGAAGAAAAACTTAACAACTGGGGGCTTACTGAAAGGGAAGACGGAGACGGAAACAAAAGGGACTATATTATTGTACGTTCTGAGGACAAAAACTATTATAAATACTAACAATGTCAGGTTTAAAAATAGAAATGCAGGAGCTTACGCCGGAAATGATTGAAAAAAAACGACCTAAAGGCGATTCTGTTATAAAATATATTACACCACAGCAGCTTTATAGAATACGCCAAGACGTACAAATATGGCGCTTAGCTTTGACTGTGGCGGAATCTGTAGTAACACCTAACAGAACCGAACTATATAGAGGGTACCAAGACGCGCTTTTAGACCCTCACATTAAAACGGTAATAGACCAGAGGCACGCCGAAGTAATGGCTAAGCCTTTCGAGGTTGTAGACGAAAACGGGGAGCCTTCGGAAGAATGGACTATGAAGTTTAACAGAAACCCTATGCACGTTTTATATAAGCAAATGCTTACTTCTATAGAATGGGGGTTTACGCTTGTTCAGTTTGGGGACATTGAAGACGACACTTTCACAAAGACTAAGATAGTACCACGCGAGTACGTTAAGCCGGAACTAGGAATAGTAGCAAAACACCCTTCTAATAATGAAGGGGTAAGCTTTGAGGAAGGTAAATTTTCACTTTGGACTTTGCCAGTAGGGACAGAGGAAGACAAAGGCTTATTTTTGTCTATCATGCCTTTTTATATCTACAAAAAAAATACTGTTGGAAGTTGGGCAGAGTATAGCGAGATATTCGGACAGCCTACTAGAGTATTAAGAACAGACCAACAAGACCAAGACAAAAGAGAAGCCAACGCCGACCAGTTAGCAAATATGGGTTCTTCAGGTTTTGCTATGATCGGAATGGACGAAGAACTAATTCTAACAGAAGCGAACACGGGCAGCGGTTATAGTACCTACCAAGACTTAGCAGACTTTGCAGATAAACAAGTAAGTAAGCTTGTTTTAGGTCAGACTATGACTACAGACGAAGGAAGCAGCAGAAGCCAAAGCGAAACGCATAAGAGTACCTTGAGTGCAAGGATAGCAGAGGACTGTTGGTTCTTAGAAGCTACTGTGAACGACGTTTTAATACCTAAAATGAGAAACTTAGGCGTAGCTATTCCTGAAGGCTATAAGTTTAAAATTGTAGACAAAGAAAAAGTAGACCCTGAAAAGAAATTCCAAAGAGTAATCGAGCTTAAGAAGGCGGGCTTTAACATTCCGGCGGACTATATAACGGAGCAGTTTAATATACCTGTAGAAGACGCACCAACGCCGACAGCTTTAGGAGGGGCGCAAACCCCGCCAAAAAAGGACTAGAAGCCATAGCGAAGCTATACAGTGACGGCTGCGGCTGTGGTGAAATTGAAATGCTAGGAAACTACTTTAACGACGACGAGTTAAGGCAGTTTCTAGACGACATTTATAACGCTAGAATTACTACTAAGAACTTAAGCCAAGCATACCAAGAAAAAGTCTTAAACGTTTTAAAGCTAGGCGTTCAGAACTTTACAGAAATGACGCCGGCAGTAGAAGACAATTTAGCCTTATTTGCAGGGGCTAAACAGCATAAGCTAGTAAAAGAGTTTACCGAACTTAGCAAAGTAGCAGAAAGTTCTACAGAGTTTCAAAAAGCTTTCTTAGACACAGCTAACAACGTTAATAACAATTGGCTTTATACTGAGCAAAACACAGCGGGAAAAATCGCTAACAGCGGGGACGAATGGCAAAGAATACAAGACAATAAAGCCTTATTTCCTCTTTTAAGATATTCTGCAATATTAGACGACAGAACAAGGGAAGACCACGAAGCGCTTAACGGAATGGTTAGGCCGGCAGACGATCCTATCTGGAATGAATTTTTTCCACCTAACGGCTACAACTGTCGTTGTTTAGTGGAGCAACTACCAGAAGGCTCGGAACCTATTACTAAAACTATTCCGCAGGTTTCAGAGGAAGAAGTGCCGCAGGCGTTCAGAAATAACTTTGGAAAGTCGAAAAAGATATTCACAACTAAACATCCTTATTTTGACGGTACGACAGCAGCACAAAGAAGGGATAACTTCGGGCTAGGGTTGCCTAGTGAGGCTTTAGGCGTTGCAGTTAAACCACCAAAAGTAGAAAAGCCGAAGCCTAAAAAACAGGTTATAGAAGCACCTGAAGAAGTCGAAACCATAACCGCTAACAGCTCAGTAAAAAAGATAAAAGAGTATACAAAAGAGATTTTCGACAAAGAATCAGATTTTGAAATTACAAAAATAACTGTAAGCACTAGCGCAGACAGGGCTAGACTAGTTAAGCAAGTTAAAAAAGTAGAAGAATTACTAAAAGACTATAAAACACCTAAATACTTATCCAACGAAATGGGAACTAAGTTGAGGTTTGCAAGCACAAAAAGCACTCATGGAGTAGTTGAAACGGCAAGCCTAGGGGATAAAGTTTGGCGTTGGTCTATAAATTTTGGGCATACCTCAGATTTAGAAAGCACGTATAAGGTAGTGGGGGCTTTTAGAAGAAAGTCTAAGGTGGACTTAATAAACACAGACTTGGCTACCACGGTTCACGAATTTATGCACGTTTTATCTACTAGCGATTCGAGCAAAAACCGTTCTTTATGGGCAGATATAAGTAAGATAAGAAACGAATACCACAGCGAACTAAACAAACTAAGATTAGCTAAAGCTTCAGACTTAGAAATAGATGAAATATATCTTGGAAGGTACGCCAATACCAATATAGACGAGTTCGCCGCCGAAGCCTTTAAAGAGTACAAACTAAGAAACAACCCTAGCAAGTACGCTAAAAAACTAGGAAAATTAATAGACAAAAACTTTAAAAAATGAAAAACACAGGACTAACAGCAAAAGACCCTATCTGCTTTAAGTGTAAGCACTCCGACCCTTACAGCGCAGGTTGTAAAGCCTTTGAAAATATACCCGAAGAAATATTGTCGGGAAAAAACGACCACAAAAAACCACTAAAAGACCAAAAAAATAAAATAGTATTTGAACCTATAGATGGCAAAGACTGAAATAAACATACCGGTTAAAGAGTTTAGCGCCTTTCTTCAGAAGTACCCGCAGGCTATTGCTATAACAGCACAGAACCACAGTAGAAAAAACTGGGAGCGCCAAGGATATTACGAAGGGGCTACTTTCAACAGGTGGAAAGGTAGGAAAAGGGAAACACGGAAGACGAGAGGAAAAGCAGTTCTGGTTTCTTCTGGTAACTTACGCCAAGGAATAAAGGCTACGACTATTTCTGCTTCTATGGTTGTAATTAAGTCAACGGCTCGAAGTCCAAGTCCTAAAGGCTTCGACTATGGAAGCGTACATAATGAAGGAATAAGCCCACAGCCAAAGAGAACGTTTTTAAATGATAACGCGATTCTTGGGAAAGAATTAGAAAAAACCGTATCTTTATTATTGAAAAGATTTAAAATTTGAAGGATTTTCTAAACGATATAAAGCAGCGCATACTTTCGGAGGTTCCGGAAATAAAAACGGTTAGGCTTTGGAATAATCAAATAGAACAGCTTATAGCTCAAAGAAACGAATCTATTTCTTTTCCTGCTGTGTTTTTAGGCTTCGACGAGGGTTTAGAGTGGCAAAGTAAAAGCCAAAAAGGTATACAATATAGCGAAGACTTAGCCTTATATGTTAGGGTAGTTGGCGAAAACTACGTAGACAATACTTACGACGATTCTACAGAGTGGGGAATCTTTGATTTAAAAGAAAGCGTCTACAAGGCTTTACAATCTTACGACCCTGTTAACGCTTCGGAGCTTGACAGGATAAGAGAACAGACAGACGAAAGCCACGATAGTATTTACATATATACACAGGTCTACAGAATAGACAAATTAGTAGATACTACAGCCTGCCCACCTACTACACCGGTAGACGCAACGCTAGACTTAACTGTAGACTTAAACATAGAGAATATAATTATTAGAACCGGAAGACTAGGCGGGGACATTCCACCACCTACCGAAGACATACAGCTAGACTACCAGTTGGACTTTAGAGTAAATTAAAACATGGCACAAAATCAAATATCTTTCGATAATAAGGTAACGAGTAACCCGCAGCCTTCAGTACCTGAAATTAACAAGGTTACCGACGCTAATATAAACGAAATTAAAAGCGTAGTAAACAACAACGCTACAGACGCACAGGCACAGCTAAACACTAAAGGGGCTTTTAGTGGTCTTGGTAAGTGGGCTTTTAGTAGTTCCACAGGCAACCCTTCAGCGGGTCAGATCACACTAGACAATTCTAACCCTACGTCTGCAACTACTTTAAAAATAAGCTTCACAGACGCGGACAGCTTAGACAAAACTCTTTTACTAGCCTTTTTAACAAACACAGGCTATAAATTGGTTTTTAGTGGCTTTACAAATAGCAATAAATTCTACGCTTGCGAGATTACAGGCGCAACGGGTGGCGCGGGCTTTTATCAGTTTACAGTTACGCATATAGGAAACAGCGGACTTGCAGACGGCGACTTATTAGGCTGTTCTATTCAGTCTTCAGCAGGAAGCGGCGCAGAGTGGGGAGACATTACAGGAACGCTTGCAAATCAAACGGATTTACAAACAGCCTTAGACGCTAAAGAAAACGGTTTAGGTAACCCTGTTACGGATAACTATATTTTAGCTTCAACTTCTGCGGGCGTTCGTTCATGGATTCCTAATGCAGCAGGTGGAAACATTATTGAAGACGGAACAAGATTAAGGTTTGGAACAGGGTCAGACGTTGGCACGAGTGGAAATAGAAGGGGGGCTTTTGGCGGTAATACTTTAGCAGACACGGACGATTCTTTGGCAATAGGTTACAACGCCAAAACAGGCTCAAAAGGTTTCGCAATTGGAATAAATAACGGCTTTGTTTCGGCTGGTGCTGGTGCAATGGGTATCGGTAACGATATTAGAGAAATTGAAGCTCAAAGTTTAGTTATTACGCCTTTGAGTAACCAATCAACGGTAGGACTTAGAACTAAGTCTATCGGCTCTATAATGATCGGTACAAACTTGAATATCAACTCTCAAACACCTGCAAATGGAACGGTTAACAAAGGGGTTTTTATTGGTTCTGCAATTACAAGTCCAGTTGCTAACTTAGGAGCAAGAGCAGTAATGATAGGTGCAAACCTTAACTGCGGAGCTTCTTATGAAATGACGTTAATAGGAAAGCAAACTACTGTTGACGCTTCGGCAAACTATCAAAGAACGGTTGCAATAGGCGACGAGTTAGTACTTAATGAAAACGGGTCAGCAAACGGGGTTGTTATAGGATATAAAGCAGGCGGTGGAATATCAGCAGGTACAGGTGCAACAGGTGGGCAATTCGTATCGATAGGAACTGAAGCATTTGCGGGGTCTTGGCGTTGTACGGTTATCGGAGCTTTTTCAAGGGCTGATTATGTAAGTAGTACTATTTTAGGATATGGTTGTTATTCGGGTGTTGCTCATGGTAACATATTCGGGCGTGGTGGTTACCTTTTAGACTCACCTATTACGGGTGGTTCTTCAACTCTTTTACACTCTAGCCATACTAACGATGTGGTAATAGTTGGAAACGCATACGCCAAGTTTACGAATCCATACGTTGAAGGGTCTGACGAGGTTGTCGATAATGTAACCGCACAAAACAACGGAACTATAACACATAGAATAACAACCGCTTCGGGATTAGATGTAGACGATACGCCAACTGCTTCAAATGTAAAAGGGGCAAACCTTGAAATATCCGCAGGGGTAGGAACAGGTACAGCTACAAGTGGAGAGTTAAGATTCAGTTCAGCACCTGCGGGAGCTTCAGGAAATACAGAAAACGCTTTAGAGATAGCGGCTAAGATTGACGCAGAAAGCGGAGTAGATACAAGGTTTTTGTTATTAGATGTAACAAGCGGAACACTAAAAAGAGTAGAGTTTGGGGCTGATGATTCAGCAGGAGCAGGTTTTAAAGTTTTAAAAGTAGCGAACTAATGGAATTAACAGATTTACAAAAACAGATTATCTTAGACTTAATTAACGGCGTTCAACTTGGTAACGTATCGGACGAGGTTCTAAAAGAAATAATTGACTTAAGACAAAAATTAGCAAATAATGGCTAGGACTACGCAGCAAATATTCGACGATATGCTAACGCGTAAAAACGCAGAACCAGACTTAGCAGGGCTTACCAGTTCTTCGCAGTCTGCCTTATGGCGTTTAATATTCTGGGTTGCAGCTCAGAGTATAAACTTATTCGAACAAATTATGGACGCTTTGAAGGCTGAAGTTACAACGGTAGCAGAAAACAGTATAGCGGGTTCTGCTCAATGGCTACAACAGAAGGCCTTAGAATTTCAGTACGACGAGACAGACCCGCAAGTAATACAGATTATAGACGGGGTACCACAATACCCAACAGTAGACCCTTCAAAAAGGATCATTAAAAACGCGTCTGTTAAGGAAGGGTCTAATAGGATTGTATTTATAAAGGTAGCAAAAGACGACGGAAGCGGAGGCCTTACACCTTTAACAACTAACGAGTTAAACGCTTTTAAGGGGTACATTCAAAAGATAGGCTTTGCCGGAATACCTTATGTAAGCCAAAGCGAGCAGGCGGACAGGTGCCAATTTACAGGAGAATTTTTCTACGGCGGGCAGTTTGTAGCCTCCAACGTAAAAGCCGCTGTAATTGAATCTATTAAAACGTATTTAAATAGCTTACCTTTCGACGGGGTTATAGAGTTCAACAAAGTTATAGACGCTATTCAAGCTACTGAAGGCGTGGTAGATGTTGACACACTAAACGCAGTTCTAAGAATTAGAGGCTTTAGTATATCAGCAGACGACCCTAGAGTAATAACAGTTGAAAGGACAGCGGAGACTTCAGCCGGCTACATTATAGAGGAAGACACAGCAGGCTTCACTTTTAACGACACTATTACGGCTACTTTAAACCAATAATATGAGTATTTACACGGCTAACTTTGAAAAGTTCGGGGTATCTTTAATTCCTGTTAAGATACGAAAAGCTATTATGGACGCTTATATAAAGTCTATTCTTAACCCATTAAAGGAAACGCAGCAGCAGCTATTAGTCACCTTCAGGGCGCAAGCAATAGACGAAGCTAAGCGAAACGCTCAGACTATAATGTTAGAAGACAGGCTAAACTCTACTTATGGGACTACCGGAATATATATAGAAACGTTCACGGCTAATCTAGATATTAATTTCTTTTATAATACTAACGAGGTAACGCCGCCGCCTGTTTATTACTTCAACGAATCGGAGAGTCCAACAGGTGACGACATTATTTATATGTATAATACTGTGGAATATGAACCTACAAATAACTTTACGGTTTACATTCCTACGGCAGACGTAACAGCAGACCCAGACTTACCCGCTAAAGTTTCGGATTTTGTTTTAAAATATAAAGTAGCGGGGACAACTTACAATATAACAACATACTAAAATGGCAGTAGATATAAAACCAAGGTTAATTGATCCACAACAAACGGGAGGGGCGCCGATATTCGCCGACGACGTTGTAGGAATACAAGAAAACAACAGAAATTCAATAATTCAAAGATGCGAATTTCTAAGAAGCAATATAAACAACGGCAACGGGTATATTAAATACTTCAATGGCAGTACTTCAGTAAATGCGCCGGCGGGTTTAATCCTTTCTGGATGCGTTGCTACGGTAACGGCAGGAAGTCCTAACACCTACGTTATAAGTGAGGGTTATGTATATCTAGACGGCGAAATAATTAAATTTGAAGGGCTTTCTACTAATTCAACGACCTATCCAACAGGGTTTCAGTTGTTCCTTAAGAAAGGGGCGGCTACTACAGTACAAAGAACATACAAAGACGGAAACGACAAAGACGCAACCGTTTCTTATGCTTTAGATACGAATATTTCTTCTATAGGGGCAGCGGGAGCTTACCCGCCGGCAGGTTATGAAGGGGTACAAAGTATAGGAATAGCTATAGCGGGGACAAACCAACCACAGGCCAACCCGTCAAGATT